AAGGTTTACAACCCCTACAAGGCTATGGTTGGCATCTATGACAACGAAGAACAAGCCAAGCGGAGAGTCCAAAAGGACGAGCCTAAGCGATGAGTCCCATCGACCCTAGCCTTATGGACACGGCACAGGAGTTCAAAAGAGGTGGCTGGATAGTAGCCGTCCTTGGGGCTTTGGGTGCTGTGGCTAGGCTTATAATCACGGAGGAGAGGTTCAAGGCTATCATCTGGATTAGGAAAGGCATCGCAGGTGCTATCGTTGGGACTCTGGTTTACTTCGCAGTCAACCCCACGAACATAGACCAACTGTACAAAGGAATCATCTACGCTTCCTCTGGAGCGTTAGCCCCAGACATCTTTGAATGGCTCAAAGGTAAGTTCGTTAAAGAAACTAACTGAATGAATAGTTTCCAAACCATAGCAATCTTATTTGTCTTTGGAAACTTAGTAGGTTGCCAGACTGTTCAACCACCAATCCCCATCCCCATTACCAATGAAGAGAAAGACAAGTACATCACGAAGGTCGAAGAAGTCGTATCTGACTCTGCTTCTGCCCTTGTTGCTATCTCTGGTAGCCTCCCTCAAGGAGATGTTCGAGAACTCACAGAAGCCCAAGTAACCCGCTTGTCTGGTCTTGCAAAGCCTTCTGTTGCCAAGGTCGAATACTATACTGGCATCCTTAAACAAAAGGATTCTAAAGCCATCCAGAAGGACAAGGAAGAGGCATCCAAGGTTGACCAGCAGACCAATGACCTCTGGGCTATGGTAGAGGAAAGGGATGCTGAACTAGATGCTACTAAGATAGCCTTGGCTCAAGCGGAGCAGGAGCGTAAACTTGTTTTCAAGGAGAAGGTCTTGTGGCTTCTCACTTGCGTGGGGATGGCAGTATCAACAGCGGGACTCCTAGTAGTCGCATTTACTCCGTGGAAGACCAGAGGACTAATCCTAATCGCTGGTGGGGCTACAGCGGTTGCTTCGGTCTGGGTACTTGACAGCGAGTGGTTCAAGTACATACTGATTGCTATCGCTTCCTTCGTGGTCTGCGATTTAATTTGGATGACCCTACGATGGCAGATTGGAAAGAGAAGTAAGGTACAGGACGAACCCCAGAGTTAGTAGGTCTTCGTAGCATCATCCGCTTCATCGCACCAGTCTCCACGCACTTAGAGATAAATCTATCTGCCGTGACTTGAGACTTACCGATGTGCTTGGACACTTCCTGTCTTGTCATCCAGCCTACAGGGACTTCTTCTGAATCTCCTTCAGCCATAAGCATCTGGAGTTCCTTGAACTTCTTTGCGTCCATTAGATGTCGGTATGGGAGTACACCCACTTCTTGCCTACCTTATGGGCTTGCCAAATCTTCCAGTTGTTGCCTTCGACATATCCATAGAGCCAGCCTGTACCCCACTTGCTGGTGGCGAATCGGTTCTGTGCATAGGACATTTCATCTTTTAGGCAGAGGCAACCACCTGTGAATCCTACGCAACCGCCCCAGCGTTGAGCCGTGACCATCTGCATGGAGTGAATGTGACCAATGATGACAGCACCACCCCTATCAGCGTAATGGATGGCGTGTTCCTCCACAGCGTTCTTACCGCACTTGTAGCCGTGACAGGTACGGACTTTGCCTAGCGAGTACACGCCCTTATCAGCATGATATGGAATAATCTTCTTGCATCCGTTGGCTCGTAGGCAGGTAAGAATCTCGTCTAGGATTTCTTGAATGAGTTCCTGCTTGCGTCCGATGTTATTCTCGATGCCTTCGTACAACCTGTATTCGTGGTTTCCCATCAGCATCACAGTAGGTTTATAGTTCTGGATGAACCACTTACCCCACTTGATGTCTTCCTTGAGAGATTGATTCTTCTCTTCAGCGTCAGCGGACTTGCGGTACGGACGGATATCGAAGCAGTCACCTCCGTGGATACGGACATCTGGTTTGAACTCCTTGCAGAAAGCAAACAAGGCTTCAGCCGCCTTCTTATCTACTTTATCTCCGTGGTTGTCGGAGGCATACACGAACTTGATACGCTTAGGCTTGCTCATTTAGTGTGTTTATGGTATTGGATTCCGCAATACTTGTAAACAGAATACACGGAATTGCTTCTGAAGTTGTATTTTTTTCTGATTTGGCTTGCGGTCAATCCGTTGGCGTGTTCAGTCAATACAGTTTCCTTTACATATCCGTGAGGGTGTCGATTACCCTTTGGACATTTGATGCCTTGTCGGGCAAGGACATTGTAGACTGCTGAGTAGGACAGCCCACACGACTTGGCAATCTGTGCGGAGGACATCCCTTTGCCCATATAGGACATCACGATTTCCTTGCTCTTGCCATAGCCGTGTGTGCTTTGTCCAGACTTCATTTGCTACGCTTTGTTAGTTCGTCTTGGCAGTACTTGTAGTCGTTGCAGGTGGTCTTGCCTTCAAGTTCCATGCAACCCATATATGATTTAATCTCCTCGTCCTTCATCTTGGAGATGCCGTCCCTCGCCCTGTACTCGTACTCGGATACGAGGCTGGGGAAGTTGTACCGCTTCTTGACCTTGGCGATGCTGGCGGGGTTAAGACCGAACTCCTCACCTGCTTGGTTTGCGGTCAGCCCTCTGGCAAGAGCCATACGATATGCGTCTTGGAGTCTCATTTCTTGAACTTGAATTTGCGTGTATCCATCCAGCCAGCACGACCAACTCCAGAGGTGGAATGATTGTACAGGATATCCCCGCACTCCTCAAGACACTTGATGTAGGTCTTGGCTTCCGCTAGGTCGTTCAGCACCTTCGCCATGTCTGGAGCATCGAGTTTAGCCACCAGTTCCTTCGGTTCTAAACCTAGGATTAATGCGGCGGCTCGCTCTGAGTTCCTGCGTGGGTCATAACCAGCCTTGCGGGGAACGAAATCCTCCGCTTGGCTGATGATTTTCTCTGCTTGAGACATAGGGATGGTGATGAATTTCTGGACAGGACGCTTCTTCTGTGCAATGATAGCGTGACGGAGGTAGGTGATTCCTTCGGTCTTGGGTTCGTAATCAGCCATTGCTGGGCGTGAACGCCTTCAGAACATCCAAGCGGTTCATACGCTTCATCTTACCATTGATGATAAGGTTGAAGTAAACCTGCTTGTGGATGAAGGTGGGCTTCAGAAGGCGAGCGACTGAGCCATCAGACAGGAAGATGTACGCTGTCTGTTCGTGCTGGATGTATTTGTTTTCGGACATAGTAGTTATGGGTTAGGAATTAGTAGGGTACATTGTCTTCAGCGACACCTTGGGATGCTTCCCAGAGACGGACGGCTTCAGCCTTGACAGCCATATCCTTCTTGGAAGGGGTAGGGTTGTCTCCGTAGGGCTTGGGTTGCCACTTGGTGGCGAAGTACTTGAGGTCACCGAACTTCACGCTTCGGTCTGCTTCCTCAAGAGGGAGGCTGGACAGGGGCTGACCCTTGCGGTCACCGAAAGGAGTCAAGATTTCACCAGCAGGAGCGTCAAAGGCTGGGGCAGAGTGAGCGACAGGCTTGGCAACAGGAACAGCCGTAGCGGGCTTGTAGGCTGGCTTTGCTTGGGTCTTAATCACTCGGTCGGATTCCCCATCGTCATCTTCCGTAGCCACGCCAGCCAAGGAAGCCAGAGCATAGCGTCTAAGATAGGTTACGATTGCACCAGCGTGTTGACCAAGCATACCCTTTTCGCAGGGGATAAGGCACTTCTCCTCCAGCATAGCACCAGATTCGTGCAAGATGATTGTCTTGATTCCAACAGCCTCGTAGTCACCAGACGGCAACTGAAGGACAGTCAAGCCGTGTTTCTTGAGCAAGGGCTTTAGGTACTTGAGGTGGCTGGAGAGGTCTGCGAACTTTGATTTAAAGTGCGGATTAAAATCGTTTGCAAGAATGTCTTCAGTTTCGGAGATGAATCCGATGAGAGCCTTGTTGATGGCTACTTGTTGTTCTGGGGTGTTCTGTGTATTATTCATGAGTCTGTTGATTAGAGAGTTTAGTCTGTTGGAATTGAATAGTCGGTAATGTGGTTTGCTCATCGTTTCTTGTCAATGGCTTTCTGTAAGACAGCCCGAATAAAATGTGAGCGTGTGGCGTATTTATTGCTTGACACCTTATTGAGGTCGTTGAGCAGGGTGCGTGGGATGCGTACGGATAGCATCACTTCGTT